TTGAAATGCTTTTATCAGAAAACATCTGTGATGTTGTTTCAAGAGTTCATCTTGAAACTTTCGTATGTTAGAAACTTGTATATTGTTGTCAATGTGTGGGTTTCTCCCATACAACTTCATATACAAGTTTGTTTCATTCGTGAAGTTTACGTAATCGATAGAATCTCTTGTTGCTTTAAGTAGAGTTTTTTGATGAGGTGTTTTTATTCGCCCCAGTTTTTAATCTGTTCACAGCTAAAACGTAACCATTCGTTTATAACGCAGGCTGTGTCCTATGTTCGGTAAAGTACATAGAATGCTAAGATATTTAAACTACTCAAACTACTGATAAAGTTTATACTTTCGCTTTAGATGTAGATGTTCTTTTATTTGAGTATAGCGCCCAGAACCAGGCGCTTTTGTTTTATTTTGAAAGACTTAATCAATCTTTCTTTTTCGGCTAAACATTTTCTTTTTTGAATGTTAATGATAGTACCATACGGGTACTTGACAGCCGTTTTGTTTGGTATATTACCAATTGCAAGATGTCTCACGACAGCCAATAGTCTTGTGTATTTGTTTTTATACCCTCTAAACTGTTAGTTTTAACTATGAAGTTTTTCTAATAGTTGTCTATTTAGGTTTAGGACTTTAATACTGCTAAAGGAATCCCACTTTATATATGAAATTTGCGTATTAACACATACTCGCCCCATGGAAGGGTTTAGAGATGTTAGTAAAGAGTAATATTTTAAAGAACAATTGGTCCTTTGAGGTATTTTAATGGAACGTACCCCAAGATCTTATTATAACCGGAATATGCCAAGGATGTAAGTATAATTTAAGGTACAGTACACCGCTGTATCAGGGCCGACATGCCCGATTTTTAATTACCTCTACCCGACGCTGACCAGGCAATATTTTTAGACTAATGAATTAGTTTTATTCTAACTTTATTAGAAAAGTTATTTATTTGGCACGACCTTACTATTTTTAATCATGAATTTATTCAAAATTTGCGGAGAAAAAATCGAAAATGTCAAAAGGTCACTGGTAGTAGCAATACTATTTCAGATATATAGTTTCTTACCTTATGAACTACAAAGTGAATCTAGTTCCAAACAAGTTCGTAGGGAACAATTTAAGAAACGTCAAAAGTCGGCGCAAACTGAGCGTCGCAAAGAACGTAACCGTGCTTTGAACGTCAATAACAAGGCACAAAGAGACGATAAACGTCAAAATAATAAATACGTTCAACAAGGTTTATTTACATGTGATGAAGAAAACAAGACTCGCATTAAATATTCTATTGCTTCTCTTTTTAATGACGTGGAGCGCAATATGCACAAAGCGTTTACAGATCCTGATACAATAGCTTTAATGTCTAATAAATTAGCATCTGTCGTTTCTGTAGCTCATTTGCTCCATAAAGAGAAGAGACCGTCAAAAATCATTGCGACATTAACACTTGCCATTACAAGCATTATACCTGAATTGTCACAAAAATCAATTAAAAACACTTTGAATTTTTCAAGTGCACAAATAGCTTATTTTAAAGAACGTTTTGGTTTTAATCCTTTTGAACAGCAAGCTGTGTTTGATGATGATAATAAAGACACAAAGTGGGTGTCTAAGTTACCTGAATATTTAAATAATTGGGAAGCTGCTAAACAATCACCTGCTTTTGAAAAAGTTTCAGAATTAATTTCTATTATCGCAACTATGGGTTTTATTGACGGAAAATATTTAAGTGTTACTGTAAAAGGAATTAATTTATTTCGATTAGGTACACTTAGGAAACATGCAGATGTTTCCGATTTGTTATCTGCCATACTTAGCACCCTGGAATTTTTTATTTCAGGAGGCTATGAATTTTTTAAAACCGGAAATCCACGTAAATTTCTTTTTGATGGAGAAGACGCGAAGGAATTCGATTATTTGTACGAGATGTTGCTTGAGGCAACACCACACGCTAAATCATTGAATTTACCTATTATGCGTGTTGAATTCAAAGGAGAGAAAATATTATTGGATGACGTTAAATATTTGGAACATTTAGAATCGGCAATTACTCTTTGTAAAAAATGTAAGAAGATAAGTAAAAATACTTGGCAAACTTCATTTTTTCAAACTCGTCTTGATCGTATGATTGGATGGAGAGCTGATTTTAATGCACGTCGCTCTAATGGAAAATTTAGAAAAGCTCCACTGTCTATGTGGATTTATGGAAATTCTGGTGTAGGAAAATCTTCTTTGTCACAATTACTTATTAAATCGCTCCTTTGTTATATGGGAGTGCCTAATGATGAATTGGACCGTATTGCTAGCATTAATGAGCAAGATAAGTATGATTCCACTGTTACTGGTGGTGTACATGCTTATTTAACTGATGATGTTATGAATACCAAAGCTGATTATTTAGAATCTGCGCCCACCCAAAAGATTGTTGATCACAACAATAATGCTCCACTTTTTGCCAATAAAGCAGAAATTGAAGGTAAAGGGGTCACTCCCCATACTCCAAAAATTACATGTTACACCAGTAACTGTAAAATTGAGCAAGTTGCCAAACAATATTCTAATTGTACTGAATCTATTAGAAGACGTATGATTATTAATTTGGATGTTCGTATTAAACCAGAGTTTTGTTTACCGGGTGAAACGCGCATGGATAGTAATGAAGTTATTCGTAAATTTGGAACGGATCCTATGCCTGATATTTGGGAAATTATTATTTCTGAATGTTCATCCCAATCTAATACAGGTATGATAGAATTGGACTCCAATTTTAAACCTTCGTTGGGTGAAGGCTATAAATTTAACATATTCGAAACAATGGAATATTGTTATATGAAAGCTGATGTACATATGAAAAATCAAGGTGTATTACAAGATATTCAAAGTACTCTTGTTGAAAAGATGCAATTGTGTCAAACATGCAAACGAGTTGGAAAGATGTGTAAATGTGCACCGATTACTGAAGTTTCTCAATGTGAACCACAAGGTATTTTGACTTCTAATCCATCTGATACTTCATTAGATTTGCAATATAGTTTAAATGCATTTGCTAGTCCTGATGATAATGAAACTTCTATATATCCAGATTATTTTAGAAATCAGGCAGAATTTGAGCCAGCACCATCAGAATGGTTTATTAAACCTCAAACTGAAGTTCCAATTGTAAGAGAGCCAGATCTTGATGCCAACATCGATATACAAGTTCCTCGAGTTTCTTTTTGGAATTTATTTAACGGAATGGATAGTAAAGCAGTATACAGAACTGTTAATGCTCCGTTTCGAGAACTTGTTGCATGGATGGAATTTATGCCAACTTTGATGTTAGATTTTGGTGATATTCTTATTGCTCGGTTTTTTACTCACAAAAAACTTCGTAGGTTTTACTGGTATTTGTGGTCACCTGTATTTGCTGATCATATTCGTAATGTTATTCTTTTTAGTGGTATAGCTGATATTATTATATCTCCTATTTTCTATTTGTTATTGCCTTATCGTTCTTTCTTGTGCATTTGTGCAGCATTTCAAGTATTTTTAGCTTGTACTGCACTTGTGCTTATTGTTAAATGGTATAGAGACAGGATGCAAATATTAGATCAAGTTGGAGGAGTAGTCCAACGTACTTATGGAGAAATAAAGCGTATTAATTGGCGTGAAGTCGCTAAATGGGCTTCTGTTGCTATAGTAAGTTATAAAGTTTTGAAAATGATTTTGAATGCTGTTAAAGCACGCAATTCTTTAGAAAATTTATTTCAACG